AATATGCCGAGAGGAGCAACATTCCCTGCAAGAGAAGCGATTGTTTCTAGGCATGAAGGTGGTTACATTTTAGAAGGAGATTACTCACAGCTAGAGTTTCGTGTAGCTGGCTACCTATCACAAGATCCTGTAATATACGAAGAGGTGGAGAGCGGGTTTGATGTTCACTCTTACACCGCAGAGATCATGGGCGTGAGTAGACAGGACGCAAAGGCGCACACGTTCAAACCGCTGTACGGTGGTGTGCTTGGGACTAATCGGGAGATGGCATACTACTCAGCTTTCCGTAACAAGTACCAAGGTGTGACCGAGTGGCACGATAAACTACAGGAAGAAGCTGTCACTAAGAAGACTGTGACACTGCCTTCCGGCAGAGAGTACGCATTTCCCTATGCAAAGTACACAAGGTATGGTACAACGGTAGGTGCTACTTCAATTAAGAACTACCCCGTCCAAGGTTTCGCTACTGCAGACCTGTTGCCACTAGCCCTGATACGGCTACACAAATGTCTGAAGGCGATGGTGAAACCAAAACCACAGAGTAGAATTATCAATACCGTCCACGACTCAATCATAATGGACGTACACCCCGACGAAAAAAATACTATGGTTGAACTATTGAAAAGGAGTATGTTGTGTATCCCTGAAGAGTGTAGTACAGTGTTTGGTGTAACTTTTGATATGCCTATTGAGATAGAAATGAAAATAGGCACTGATTGGCTAAATTTAGAGGAGCTAAAAATATGAGCGATATGATTACGATGGACGATCTGAACGAAGAAAACATGGCAAAGCTTGCTGCTATGGTCGGTCAGACTGAGACGCGCCCTGCAGCACAGCAGGGACTACCACGGCTTGCCATTGAGCAGCAGAGCGAGAACGATGAGGGAGAGCCACTACCAAAAGGCAGCTTCCGCATTCGTCTGGATAGCAGCACAGTCTATGCTAAAGAGATTACCGTGCGTATGTTTATTCGGTACTACTCTTATGACCTGTGGAACCAGCAGTCTCCTGAAGATAGTATCAGGACTGTTCTCACACCTTCTCTTAGCGACGACTTCTTTGATACCAGTGGTGGTATGAAGTGTGGTAAGCTGAGTAAGCAGGAAGTAGAAGGTCTTTCTACCAACTCTCTTGAACACGCTAAACAGAAGAGTATCAAGTGTACTCAAGTTGTCTACGGTATCATCACTGGTGCTAAAGATGCTACAGATGGTTCTGGTGACAAGGTTGACCTCGCAGGTACGCCCTTTATCTGGTCAGCCCGTGGCTCTGCGTTTATGCCCGTGGCTAACTACATTCGTGAGGTGCCATCCAATAAGATTATCTTTGGTCAGAAGGTAAATATTGCTACTAAGCGTAACAAGAACGGTGGTATTGTTTACTATGTCCCTGCCTTTGATAAGCCACAGCCTGTCAAGATCGTGGATGAAGATGTAGAAACTCTTAACAGCTTCATGCAGGACATTGAGAAGTGGAACGTGCGTGTGCTTAAACAGTACAATGAGCGCAAAGAAAATGTTCTTGCTATGGATGATCTTGATGTAGCAAAAGCGTTGGAAACAGCAGAGGCCAGCTAATGACCTCAATGCTGCTACATAAAGTACAGCATTTCCTAGAGAAAGCGTCGAGGGGAGAGGGCGATGGCCTTCCCCCTCACCTTATCGAAGAGTTTAAGGAGATGTGTGGTTTCGCTATTGAGCGGCAGTTTAGTGAGAAGCGTGGCTCAAAGGTTCGCATGTCCGGTGTAGGAAAACCTTTGTGCCAGCAGAAGCTATCTGCTGAAGATGGCATAGAAGAAGATGTAGACTATACTCTGGTTATGAAGTTTCTGTTTGGAGACATCATAGAAGCGATAGCTGTTACAGTTATGAAAGGCGCGGGTATAGATATACAGAGTGAGCAAGAGGGTGTTAGCCTAGACATAGGTGGCACTACTCTTAACGGCACGTATGATGTAAAGATAGACGATAAGATATATGATATAAAGAGTGCTGCTCCCGGCGCATTCTCTATGAAGTTCGCGGCTAATCGTGGCTACAACAACATCAAGAAGGATGATGTGTTTGGCTACGTGCCGCAGGGCTACCTGTACGCAGAGGCTGCTAACTCTACGTTTGGTGGCTGGATAGCTATCAACAAGGCTACAGGTGAGTGGGCCGTGTGCGAGACGCCGCTGGTACATGAAGAGGACAGACAGGCTGCACTACAATTAGCCGATAAAAACATACGCAGTGTTCTTGGTAAAGAAAAGTTTGAGCGTTCTTTCTCTGATGAGCCTGAGACTTATAAGGACAAGGCCACAGGTTCTATTAAAAGAACAGGCAACCGGCTAATGGATAGAACGTGTGGCTACTGTGGGTTTAAGATGCACTGCTGGCCCGACGCTGCTTACAAGCAGAAAGTAACTTCTACAGCAAATACCAAACCTCGCGTGTGGTATACAAAGCATGTAAAGGATGAAATCTGATGCCCCTGTACATTACAGAGACTATAAGCGACTTTGAACTACAATACAATCCAGATGTTGTGTTTGTATATTTTGACTGCTCAAAAGAAAACTCTACTCACGTAGAGAGCTTACGTGTAAAGGCGTTACCTAACGAGCAAAGAGAGGTTATCATATACAGAGCAAACATGAATCCCAAAGGAGATTGGGATACTTTAGAGTACGCGATGTATGGCAAAAAAATAGTCAGCAGATGTTTTGACAATATTAAAAGTAGACTTAGAGATAATACGCTGGTTATATTTCCAATAAGGGCTTTTGGGATAGTTAAAAGCACTGTATCTGAAGAGATACGCGCAGACCTTGAAAGAAAGTTTATAGAGATAGCAAATACAAACCCCGGCAATAACAATAGGTTTGATTACTATGCGTTTTAGATCAAAGTTTGAGGCTGAAGTAGCTGTAGCCCTTGGCCGCAGAGGTATTGATTTTGAGTTTGAGCCTGATAAGATACCCTATCAACGTGAGCCTAGCGTGTACATACCCGACTTCTATATACCCAGAAATGATATGTACATTGAAGTTAAGGGGCGACTAACACAGCAAGACAGAGTAAAGCACTTGCTTGTTAAGAAGCAGAACCCTGATTTTGAAGTGAAGTTCTTCTTTGCAAATGCCAATAAAAAAATATACAAAGGCTCAAAGACTACACATGCAGATTGGGCAGAGCGCCACGGTTTTGATTGGGCGCATAAAAAGTTACCTGTGGAGTGGTTTGATGAATGATGATGGTTTTACTTTTGAGCCGGAAGATGATCTCATAGATGATGAGATGAGAGACAGGATAGAAGAAGAGACATTCTTTTTAGCTAAAGATAGACTATACATTGTCTTTGATCCCGAAGGATTTGACAAGGTGAGCGTCAGAGCGTATGATACGTCAGATGTAGAGGACGTTTCTGCTGCACATATTCTGCAGCAGGGTATGCTTAGTCTGCTTGAGTCAGATTATGATTATCTTATGCAGCTAGGACATGAAGCAACTTTGGAACAGATAGTTGATAAGTCAAAAGACAAAAAAGATTCTAAGAATTTAGTAGTTGAAGAAGTATATGATAATGTTATTAAAGTTAAGTTTAGCGAGGACAACTGATGCCAAATGAGAAAAAGTATCTACAAGCTCAACTAGCCAGAGACAAGCAATGGAAAGAAAAAGAAGGTATAGAGGCCGAGTTAACCAAGGCTGTAAACAGCCCGTCACACTACACACAAAATGGCATAGAGACTATAGACATGATCAAGGAGTCTCTTACAGAGGAAGAGTTTAGCGGCTACCTAAAAGGAAACATACTGAAGTATGTGTGCCGGTACAAACATAAGGGGATGCCTCTCAAGGACTTGATGAAGTCACAGTGGTATCTACAACGACTAGTTAGCGAGCAGAGAGAAAATGAAAAATAATTATTTCCCAACAGACTACCAAGAGTTTATTCATCTATCCCGGTATGCGCGTTGGTTAGGGGATAGGCGTGAGACTTGGCCGGAAACGGTTGAGCGTTACTTTGATTTTATGTCGCACCATCTGAAGGAGAGGCATGGTCACAAGATACCTAACAGGCAGGAGCTTGAAGAGGCTGTACTTAGTCTGCAGATTATGCCCTCAATGAGGGCCTTGATGACTGCAGGGCTAGCCCTAGAACGTGACCATACATCGGGCTACAACTGTTCATACATTCCTGTAGACTCACCACGTTCATTTGATGAGATACTTTATGTTCTCATGTGCGGCACTGGTGTAGGGTTCTCTGCAGAGAGACGATACACAGAAAGTCTGCCTAGTGTAAACGAACACTTTGAACCTACAGAAACAACCATCGTTGTACAGGATAGTAAGGCAGGGTGGGCTCGGGGCCTTCGTGAGCTAATTGCTTGTCTGTACGCAGGTCAGGTGCCAAAATGGGACTTGTCGCGTCTACGCCCTGCTGGAGCGCGTTTAAAGACGTTTGGCGGTAGATCGTCCGGGCCAGCGCCTCTTGACGACCTTCTTAAATTTACAGTGGCTTTGTTTAAAAATGCTGCAGGTAGGCAGCTATCTCCGTTAGAATGCCATGACCTTGTATGTAAGATAGCCAGCGTAATTGTTGTAGGTGGTGTACGCAGGTCCGCTCTGATATCTCTATCTGATCTTAACTCAAACAGGATGCGAGTTGCCAAGTCAGGCGAGTGGTTCAGAGACTACCCGCACCGGGGGCTGGCAAATAACTCTGCAGTATACTCAGAACGTCCAGACATGAACACGTTTCTGAAAGAGTGGTACTCGTTGTATGAGTCCAAGTCTGGAGAGAGAGGAATCTTTAACCGTGAATCAGCACAAAATAAAGTGGCTAGTATTGGTCGTCGTGATCCTGATCATGTATTTGGAACTAACCCTTGCTCTGAAATTATTCTACGTCCCTACCAATTCTGCAACCTCACAGAAGTCGTTGTCAGAGCAGAGGACACAGTAGTCACACTAACTAAAAAGATAGAGTGGGCTACACAGCTTGGCACGTATCAATCCTCTCTTACTGATTTTAAGTATCTTAGAAAGATATGGAAGCAGAATACAGAAGAAGAGAGGCTGCTAGGAGTTAGCCTTACAGGTATCTTGGACAATGAGATGCTGTCATCTAACAACTGTGGTCTGGTAGACTTGCTTGTTGGGTGGAGAAAGGTGGCTGTAAAGACTAATCAGAAGCTGGCTAAGAGTATGGGAGTAAGCCCCTCTACTGCTATCACTTGTGTTAAGCCTTCCGGTACTGTATCACAATTAGTCGATAGTGCATCGGGTATACACCCCCGGCACAGCGAACACTATATTCGTACAGTCCGTGGAGATAACAAAGACCCGCTTACGCAGTTTATGATACAGTGTGGTATTCCTTCAGAGCCAGCTATAGGCAATGAAGATAACATGACTGTATTCTCATTCCCTGTTAAGTCTCCAAAGGGCGCTCTTACAAGGGATAGCCTAACTGCTATAGAACATCTGGAACTATGGAAAACCTATGCAGAGAACTGGTGTGAGCATAAGCCGTCAATCACCATCTCTGTAAAGGAACATGAGTGGCTTGAGGTTGGTGATTGGGTGTACAAGAACTTTGACTACATCTCTGGCGTATCGTTCTTGCCGCACTCTGATCATACTTACCAACAAGCACCTTATACAGAGTGTAGTAAAGAAGAGTATGAGAATTTAGTAGAGAAGATGCCTGAAACAATCAAATGGGAAGGGCTAAAACAAATGGAAATAGAGGATACCACAACGGGTTCTCAAGAACTTAGCTGCACAGGCGAAGTCTGTGAAGTTGTAGATATAGGAGTATAATATGAAGAAGATAGTTTTATCGGGTGTTGCGATAGCCGCACTTACGCTAACCACGGCTGCAGCATCTATTAGTAGTGACTGTGGTTACGATGAAGATGGTAACTTCCGTCTCGGTAACGGCCAAGTAGCCGCGAGTGGGACATGGGAAGATGCCAAGGAATGTGCTATGAAAGGTATTCTGCCCTCTGTAGTCGCAGAGCGCCTTGGTAGCCTTGGTGATGAAAGCACGCAGAGTGAGGCAGACGAGTTACGCCAGACAAACACTCGCATACAAGAAGAAAGGAAAAAGAGGGAAGTAGAAGTACACCCTCTTCATAGCACTGACTAATGATAAAAGAAATCCAGATAACTGAGGACATGCGACAGGCGGCTGATCGTAAAGCTTTCATGCTTGGAGAGCTAAACAACTCGATCATGCGTGGCAGCGGCTCTCATTCTGGATATCTGGGGGAGATGCTAGTCGTAAGCGTTCTGGGTGGCAAGCCAGATAACACCTTTGATTACGATGTTGTTCTTGATGACGGCACAAAAGTAGATGTAAAGACTAAGAGAACATCCTCTCCCCCCCTACCTTACTATTCCTGTTCTGTAGCTAAGTTTAACACATCACAAAAATGTGATGCCTATGCCTTTGTACGGGTGAAATATGATCTATCCGTAGGATGGTTCTTAGGTATGATAAAGAAGAATGATTTCTTTTTAAAAGCTACAGAACATAAAAGAGGCGACCATGACCCCAGCAATGGTTTTGTATTTCGTGCTGATTGCTACAACCTGCCAATAGAGGAGCTAGACTAATGAAAGTTCTCATTCCGATGTCTGGTGGTGTAAACTCCACGTATGCTTTGTGGAGATGGCTCAAAGAGAGTGATCACGAAATAGTAACTATATTTTTTAGAGAGTATGATTATGATCGCTATTCTGTAGAAGAGCTTGCCGCAATGAAAGTTAAAAATTGGCTAGAAAAAAATATCCGCCCTTTCACTTTGCTCCCACCTATAAGCAGACAGACTAACTATGACTACAGACCAATACGTAAAGGCTTTAGGCATTTAACTAACTATGGAAACTTGATAAATAGATTTGAAAACATGGCTGACGTTCTTGTTAAAGAGAACTGTGATGCCATAGTCTATGGATATAGCTTAGAGAACACTAGCACGGATTGCTACTGGGCTATAAAAAGTATACTAGAGAGAACAGGTAAGAAAGTTTACTGGGGATCAACTGTAATAAGAGAACTTGAAATACCTAAAGAGTGGGCTTTTCCAGAACCTGAAGATACAGGAACTTTTATAGAAACAATATCAGGTAGGTGGGAGCAGTTTGAGGAATTACCTGAAGACTTACGATCTTTAGTTATAACCTGCTCTGGCCCTGCTGGTAAGCAAGCCACTCCTTTGCCCCATCCCACATCCGAGTGCTGGCATTGTGCTGTTATGGAAGCCTATGAGACTAGCGGAATGTCAGGCTATGAGTTCGACCAGTGGTTAGCCGAAAGAATATTTGCGGGTAAGTGGCGTACAAACGCAGACCCACAAAGTACAACATACAGAAATAGTGGTATCAGGCCCAAAAGCCCCAACCACATTTTGCACGAAATGAAACAGTCTTTAAAGTGACCTATTTCCTGATAAATTTTATGACACTTTTATTAGGTCTGTGCATATACCTAGCCCTGCCAGCTAAAATTACCCAAGGCACTAGAGTATTAGTAACGATGTTAATAACATCAATAGTAGTATTGTTAAAGGTTTTATACGATGTCAAGCAAATCTGATGCTTTGTTATATAAAATGTCTGTATCTCTAACACAGGACGGCAACATCTCTATTGACTTTGAGGGGCCACCCTCTCCAGAAGATATAGAGGCGGCGTTTGATGCGTGGAACCCAGACTTTGAAAACACAAAAAAAATAGTCTCGCTGGTAAAATACCTACGAGACTATAGTGATCGACAACACAGAGACTTACAGAGTTTTATTTTTTAGGCGTCTCTTTCT